CGTCGTTCCTTTCGGACAGGGCTACAAAGATATGTCACCACCTACAAAGGAGCTTATGAAGCTTGTGCTTGAGGAGAAAATCGCACATGGCGGACATCCGGTACTTCGGTGGATGATGGATAATATCTTTATCCGTACAGATCCGGCGGGTAATATAAAACCCGACAAGGAAAAATCCACAGAAAAGATTGACGGCGCGGTTGCCACCATAATGGCTCTCGACCGTGCAATCAGATGTGGTAATGATATGAGTGCTTCGGTTTATGACAACCGAGGTATTTTATTTATATAATTGCTGCCGTCATTTTATTGTCCCCTATCAAACACCATTTTTGATTATGAAAAATCATGCAGCCGTGATATGATTTTTCATACGGCTAAATACAATTACACTTTTTTGTGTTATAATGCCCTCAAACAAATGAACAAGGAGGCGCATTATGCTCTACAAAGAAAAATTTTATGATTTTTTACTGTCAGAAAAAACCATATCAAGTGAAAAGGCTGTGATGTCACGGATAGCTAAAGCGAAGGCCGCTGAAAGAATACTTGGCATGGAGTTAGACAAAGTTGTCGCAGATGATGATTTAATGTATGATTCCCTTATCAAACTGTCCTACAATGAAGACCCCGCTCATACACCAATGCAAAATGCAGTACGCAAATATTACAAATTCACACATGGTAAAGAATTCCCGCGTATGAAAGATTACCGCAGATAATACATTGAAGCATCCATCAAACGGTGGATGCTTTTCTTAAACCCAAATCAAGGAGGTACAATGGAAAAGCCTATAAAACATATTGTTTCGCTGTCCGGTGGTAAGGATTCTACTGCTATGCTTCTCCGAATGCTTGAGGAAAGTTGGCCCGTTGATATAATCCTTTTCTGTGATACGGGCATCGAGTTTGAAGGTATGTATCGACACATAGATAAACTTGAAAAGTATATCGGTATGCCTATTACGAGGCTCAAGTCAAACTATGATTTTGAGTATCTTCTCCTGGAGCATATGCCGAAACGTAAAAATCCAGAACTTTTCGGTCGCAAGGGATACAGTTGGAGTGGTCCCCGTAACCGTTGGTGTACTGCAATGCTCAAGCAAAGGGTTATAGACAAATACCTCCGTAGCCTTGCTAAGGAATACACCTTAAAACAGTATATCGGTATCGCCGCAGATGAACCTGAACGTATAAAGGAATACAACTACCCCTTGTTAGAATGGGGCATGACCGAAGCCGACTGCCTTGCCTATTGTAAGGAGCGAGGCTTTGATTGGGATGGGCTTTATGATATCTTTCATAGGGTATCTTGTTGGTGCTGCCCTCTGCAGTCCTATGATGAACTCCGAAAGCTTCGAAAACATTTCCCGGAGCTGTGGGCAAAACTTGGTGAATGGGATGAAAAGACATGGCGCACATATTTAAAGCACTACTCCGTAAAACAACTTGAAATACGCTTTGCCTTCGAGGAGGAACGCCTGGCACAAGGACTTCCTATCAAGGGTAAGGCGTTTTTTGATGCCCTACGAGAAAAGCTGAAAGAAGGTGAAGGATAATGGGTATCTTTTCAGGACTTTTCAAGTCCCGTGATAAGCCTCAAAACAGTACTGCCGGAAGTTCATACACATTCTTTATGGGCGGTACGACATCAGGCAAACCTGTAAATGAACGTTCCGCAATGCAGATGACAGCGGTATATTCCTGTGTCCGTATTCTTGCAGAAGCGGTAGCGGGACTTCCGTTACATCTCTATCGCTATACTGAAAACGGCGGTAAAGAAAAAGCTATAGACCATCCGCTATACCTATTGCTCCATGATGAACCAAACCCCGAGATGTCAAGCTTTGTGTTCAGAGAAACTCTTATGACACACCTGCTCCTTTGGGGTAATGCTTACGCACAAATCATACGCAACGGTAAGAATGAGGTCATCGCTCTGTATCCGTTGATGCCGAACAAGATGACCGTTGACCGCGACGAACATGGACAACTCTACTACACTTACCAACGCTCCAATGACGAAGCGCCTACAATGAAAGGCTCGTCCGTTATACTTAAACCTTCGGATGTGCTTCACATTCCCGGTCTTGGTTTTGATGGTCTCGTCGGATATAGTCCCATCGCAATGGCTAAAAACGCTATCGGTATGGCTATAGCCTGTGAGGAGTTCGGTGCCAAGTTCTTTGCTAACGGTGCAGCACCTTCGGGTGTCCTTGAGCATCCCGGTACTATTAAAGACCCAAGCCGTGTGCGTGAAGCCTGGCAGAGTCAATTCGGAGGCTCGTCTAACTCCGGTAAGGTTGCCGTACTTGAGGAAGGAATGAAGTATACACCGATTTCCATCTCTCCCGAACAGGCACAGTTCCTTGAAACACGCAAATTTCAAATAAACGAGATTGCTCGAATTTTCAGAGTTCCTCCTCATATGGTAGGTGACCTTGAAAAATCGAGCTTTTCAAATATTGAGCAACAGTCCCTTGAATTTGTAAAGTACACTCTTGACCCTTGGGTTATCCGTTGGGAGCAATCCATTATGCGTTCTCTTCTGAGCCTCGATGAAAAGAAAACATACTTTGCCAAATTCAATCTTGATGGACTACTCCGTGGCGATTATCAAAGCCGTATGAATGGCTACGCCATTGGTCGTCAGAACGGTTGGATGTCCGCAAACGATATCCGTGAGCTTGAAAACCTCGACCGTATTCCCGAAGAGGAAGGTGGCGACCTTTACCTTATTAACGGCAATATGCTCCCCATGAGAAATGCGGGTGCTTTTGCAAATATCCCTACTGATGACGGAAAGGAGGAAACACCCGATGAAGAAGTTTTGGAATTGGACGAATCAGGCAATGACGGAGACGACTCCGGCAATGAGAACTCTGCACCTCAACGGCACAATCGCGGAAGAAAGTTGGTTTGACGATGATATCACTCCTCAGCTTTTCCGTGAGGAACTTGAATCCGGTAGTGGTGATATCACCGTATGGATTAACTCTCCCGGCGGTGACTGCGTTGCGGCGGCACAGATTTACAATATGCTGATGGATTACAAGGGTTCTGTTACGGTCAAGATTGACGGCATCGCAGCTTCGGCTGCTTCCGTTATCGCAATGGCAGGTACAGAAGTCCTTATGTCTCCTGTCGGTATGCTAATGATTCACAATCCTATGACGATTGCTATGGGCGATGCAGACGAGATGGAGAAAGCCATTGATATGCTTGGAAACGTAAAGGAATCCATCATAAACGCTTACGAAATCAAAACAGGACTTTCCCGTGCCAAGCTCGCGCACCTTATGGATGCGGAAACTTGGATGGATGCAAATAAGGCTCTTGAGCTTGGTTTTATAGACGGTATCCTGGCTCGTGATGCCGGCCCCACAGCAATCCCTACCACGGAAGAGGATGACGACGAGGACGAAGATGAAGATGAAACCGTAGTCGTCAAACCCGAAAAAACCGAAACAAACGAGAACACAAGTACAGCTAAAACGTCTATGCTGTTCTCACGTAAGGCGGTCGAGGTTGCACTTATGAATAAGATGCGCCACAAAATGATTGCAGAAGCTGCAAAGATACAGCCTAAAGAAACTACACCCACCGGTCGTAAAGTTGATGACCTTTACGACAGACTCAATCTTTTGAAACATTAACAAGGAGGAATTTGTTATGACACTTAACGAACTTCGCACCAAGCGTGCAACCGCGTGGGAAGCAGCCAAGGCATTTCTTGACTCCCACAGAAACGATAAGGGCGTTCTCTCTGCCGAGGATGACGCTACTTATTCTCGTATGGAAAACGAGATTACAGACCTCGGCAAGGAAATCTCTCGTATGGAGAGACTTGAGGCTATGGATGCTGAAATGTCTAAGGCAACAAGTACTCCCCTGACTACAAAGCCCGACGCACCCAAGACTGACACTAAGGTGGGCAGAGCTTCCGACGCCTACAAGGAGGCATTCTGGAACCACGCAAGAAAGCGTGACTCCTATGAAATTCGTAATGCTCTCCAGGTAGGTACGGATACTGAAGGTGGTTACCTCGTACCCGATACCTTTGAAAAGAAACTCATCACTTCTCTTGAAGAGGAAAATATCATCCGTAAGCACGCTCACGTATTCACCACTTCGAGTGGTGCACACAAGATTCCTGTTGTATCCACCCGTGGCACAGCTGCTTGGGTAGATGAAGAGGGACAGATTCCCGAGAGTGACGATGCATTCGGACAGCAGCTCATCGGCGCACACAAGATTTCCACTCTTATTAAGGTTTCCGAGGAGCTCCTCAACGACTCCGCTTTTGACCTTGAAACTTACTTTGCTACCGAGTTTGCTCGTAGAATCGGTAATGCAGAGGAGGCTGCGTTCATCTCCGGTAACGGTACTGGCAAGCCTACAGGTATTCTCGCCGATGTTGGCGGTGCTGAAATCGGTGTAACCGCAGCATCCGAAACTGCAATTACAGCAGATGAGATTATCGACCTCTTCTACTCCCTTAAGTCTCCTTATCGTAAGAAGGCAATTTGGGTGCTTAACGATAGAACCATCAAGGCTATTCGTAAGCTCAAGGACTCCAACGGTCAGTAT